TGTTGGTGGAGAAATATTGCGAAGTGTTTATCGAAGGTGAATATAGCGATATAAATATTGGATTCCTTAATGCCGATGCCATTTATCTGGTGCCACCGGAAGATCGCGAAAAATTCGACCAGATTTACTCCGAGTTCGCTGCCTTCATACACAAGGAACTGGATATGCCGAACATGTTGGAAAAATTTATAGGCGAACCTAATTCACCCATATGTAAAGCGGCAATAAAACACACTATTAATAATGCCCTGCTGGCATGGGAACAACGGTGTGGCTGGTCTTTGAAGAATTTACTTCTTTTTAAATTGCTTCATAGTTTTCCGGATGAAGCAGCAGAACACGGCGGCTTTCCACGCTTAACATTAAAAATTGAGCCAAGGATAATGTTATAAGTTGCTGTCTTAGCGGGACATTAACACCATCTACTTGCTAATTTTATCCTTCCCTGCTAGGCTAAAATCAGTATAGCGGCACAGGCTCGGTCGAATGACCGGAGGAGCATAAGCCGGCTATCGGAAACGGGGCAACCCGTCCGACGGTCGGCTTTTCTCATTTCGGGCGAAATGATCAGGGAAAGGAGGGGTATTTGGTGAGTCTCACCTCCAAAGAAGAGAGATTACTCAATGATGAAAGTCCGGCTACTAAAGAAGTCAAGCTGGGTACAACCATCAAGAAGATCCAGGAAGGCACCGGCCTGGATGACGATTCAGTAGAGGAGCGCGCCCTGAAGACTGTTACCCGCAGCGGTAACGGTACAGCGGCAGGGGTTGGGGCGGGAGCATCGGTGGATGTCAGTATCGCTCATGACGCCCTGGGACTGGCGGAATTCCCGCAGGTGTCCACAGGCACGCCTGATGCCGCAGTCGCCGTGGTCACAGCCGGGATTACTCCGACCGGCTTCACCATCCGTGTGACGAACAATGCTGCCGCTGCTCAAGATGTAAACTACGCATGGAGCAGGCGCGGGGTGGTATAGGCATGGAGGAGCATCCTTTTCGGTTATGGTTCCCACTACAAAAGAGTCAATCCGGTGACGGACCGGCACGCCTGGTCCAGGGCATTGCTTCCACTGAAGAGGAGGACCTGCAAAAAGAGATCGTGATCCAGAAGGGGCTCATCTATGATCCGCTGGAGAAGGAAGGTTTTATCAACTGGGATCACCAACCCGGGCCAGAGAATATCATCGGCGAACCGCTTGAGGTGGAAATAAGGCCACAGGGATTGTGGGTCAAAGGATTTCTTTACGAGGGGCATCCCCGGGCCGACGCAACATGGAGCCTGATCGAATCTATGGAAAAAGCGGGTCCATATTCCAAGCGGCGTTTGGGTTGGTCTGTGGAAGGAGGCATACTGTCTCGCCGGGGCAAGCGAATCGAGAAAGCCGTCGTGCGCAACCTGGCATTAACCCACCAACCCATCAACACGTATACCTACGCCGAACTGGTGAAGTCGTTTTTCGGAAAAGCCATGTCAACGGAAAGCGCCCAACCGATAAAACTTCAAAACCTGGACGGGCAAATTACGTCGGTCCTCTGGGGTGACTGCCAGAATGATTGCTTTGACAAGCAAGGCAGGTACAAGCAAGGCCGTTACGGTGCTATCCAGCACCTGGTGAAATGCAAGGGAATGGATCCGGAAGTAGCTAAAGCCCTGGTCAAGCGCATAGCTACCTGCGGAGTTTAAGGCCAAAAGAAAGGAGAGGGAATAACGTGAGCAAGCAGGATGAAGCCATCCGCAAAGCAGCGGAAGAACTGGATGCCGAACTGAGCGACAGCGGCAATGAGAGTGGCGGCATCATCAAGTCGTTAACCAAATCCATTGAGAACCTGACCGGCCTTTTCAAGGCCAAGAAGCTTCCCAAGGACCTGGTTGATGAAGACGACGCCGACGATCCCGATTATGATGCCGATGACGCCAAGGATGAGGACAGCAAAGACCTGGACAAGACCGCCAAGAAGGCCGGAATCGAGCGGGGTAAAGATGAGAAGCGCAATATGGGTGGAGATATTGAAGACATGGACGATGTGCCGCCCGAACCCAAGTCCAAGCGCACCGTCAAAGGTCCTGGCGCCAAAGGCAAAGCTACCATTGACAAATCCGGCCGCGATGACGAGGACGCCGAACCTATGCGCAAGGCCATGACCCAAGAAGATTTCTATGCGGATCTTCTGGAGAATGAAAGCTTTGAGGAAGTAGTTGAGGCATCCGACGCCCTGGCCCACATGACCGACGTATTGGGTAAGAGCCTGTCAAATGTCCACGGCGACATTGTGGATATCAACGAGAAAGTGGCCGCCATAGGACAGGCTGTAATGGTTATGATGAAGAGCCAGCAGGCCATTCTGAAGAACCTGGAGGAATGGGCCAGCCAGCCAGTGCGGTCAACATCCCCGGGTGTACACATCAATTTCAGCGGGCGCAAGCCGGCCGCAGCTGGCACTATCACCAAGTCCCAGCTTCAGGGCGGTCTTAAAAAAGCCGTGGAAGACGGGAAACTGGAACCGCGGTGGCTCTCGCTGTTGGACACTCGCCCGGTGGATGACGTTGTGCAAATGTTGCCGGCAGATATCCGCCAGGCATACCTGAGTCAGTAAAAAGGCAGTAGAAAGGAGAGGGTAATAGTGGCAGCTTTAGCGGTACCGCCCGGCGCCTTTCAGGAACGCCGGCTGGTGAAAAGCTACGAAGAACTGGGCAAAGAATACTTTGGCCCCCAGTTCAGTTCAGACAAAATCGTTGAAGATCTGGCCAAGGCCCTGGCCACTCAGTTCGTGAGCGGCACAGGCATGACCGATCAACCCATTAACCTGCAGAACCTGGATGCTACCATGACTTCCGTGCTGTTTGAAGAGCAGCACCTGGTACTGTTCAACTGGTTAAGCAAAGTGCCTTCCGCACAGCCGTATTACGAATGGAATCGGCGCCGTTCTTACGGTGGCGGCCGTAGCGCCCCTGGTTTCCGGGAAGGCGGTACGCCCAACGGCGGCGTGAGCAAGTACCAGCGGTTCGGCGTCTACAACAAATACCTTGGTGTCCGGCGTGGGGTTACCCACCAGATGACCCTTACCGGTCAACTTGGCGGGACCCAGGTGGATCCGGTCGCCGAGGAAAACCGCAACGGCACCCTGGAACTGCTTGAGAAGATCGAGCGGTGGCTGATGTTCGGCGACAGCCGTATCACAGACGAAAGCGGCAACGAGGTTAACTATGACGGGATTATCCGCCAGATGGAGGCCCAGAAGCCAGATAACATCATTGACCTGCAGGGGCAACCTTTTAGCTTCGAGCATGTCGAAGAGGCGTCCTATAAAATCTATCAGGAAGGCAAGCTGCGCAACTTCGCCGGCAATGTTCAAGCCTTTATGTCTCCCTTTGTACTGAGCGATCTGTCCAAGCTGAAGCTCCAGGCCGAGCGCGTCATGCTGGGCATTGAGGCTAACCGCGGACCCTTTGTCGCTGGCGAACCTCTGCGCGGACATGCCACCAACTTCGGTTATGTACCTTACGAGCCTTCCGTCTTCTTTGAAGAAGTTGACGGCTCAAGGCCCTTAAAGAATACCATTGATGACCCGGAAAATGGCGGGCCGGATCCCGGCGCTCCCGATGCGCCTGCAACGGTGACAGGTACGGCAGGTGCCGCAAACCCTGCCGGTAGTTCCAAAATGACGGCCGGCACTTATTACTACTTTGCGTCACCTATCAATGATTCGGGCGAGGGTTTAACCACTGCTTCTGCTGCCGTAACGGTCGCTGCTGGCCAGCAGGTAACCGTGGAGATCGCCCGAGTTGCCGGAGCTACCGGGTACCGCATTTACCGCGGCACGACCGCCGATTATAAAGAGGCTGGGTTTATCGCCGTTATTCCACAACCTGGTAGCGGTAACGCTTTCCACGTAGACAAGAACCAGAGGATACCCTTCACGGGTTATGTGGCCCTACTGGACCGCAATCCGGCGGATTTAGCGATTGCTCAAATGACGCCGTTAATTAAATTCCCACTGGCCATCGTCAGCACCACCATCGAGTTCCTGCTCTTGCTGTACCACGTGCTTGTGGTAAAGGCTCCGGAACGTCAGGTGATCTTCAAGAACGTCGGCCGGTTGCAGTAAAGGAGGGTGATCGGAATGCGTACGATCCGGTCACGGGTGCACCGGTCTACTAGCGGTTGTATTCCAGGAACCAACCGCCAGTTCAAGGTAGAATTTGACCCGGCGGGATTGGCGGAAGTTGAAGAAGAAATCTACAACTTCCTCATGTCCTGCCGGCGGCAACTACCAGACGGCGGCTATGATTTTGAACATCCCGACGGAGGCGGAACTATTGTTCTCTCAAGCGCGTCCCAAATCCGAATCCCAGCCAGCGGAAAAGGATGCGGAGGATGGAGACGGTAGCGGAGA